ACAATGCCTGAGTAAGTAAAGGAACCAGCTTAGAGTGATCTAATTGCTGCAAAATTGGTGCGTCTGTTACTGGATCAACAGCGTCCTTGTCACCGGTAACTGCATGAGGCACAACTTCTTGTACTTCATGAGCTATAAAACCTTCTTGTTTTGTAGGATTAATAATATCCTTAAACTCATATTGAAGGGGTCGAAGGTCGAGAACCCTTTCACATGCATCTTCTATATCACCAATTACATTTTTCTTTCGGTAATCAGAAGTTGTATTGTAGGAGGCGTTTGTGCCGTTGTTTGTAATAGTGCCTACAGTTGTTGCACCATTTAAAAATGTCATATGTGGTATACCAGTACCTTGATAAGATTTATACATAGCATCTGTATCTAAATAAGATGTAGCGTTAGTTGTGGCACCTGTTGTTGTTCTACCTGCGTAAAAAATATTACCTGTATTATCTATGCGTATTCTTTCAGCTGAACCACCAGTCACAAAAGCTAATTGATTTGATGTTGCCTGTATTTCGTTTCCGTTAATATTAACACTATCAACAGTTAAATTAGTAGCAGGTGTATTAGAACCAATATCAACACCATCTATAGTTCCAGCATCAATATCGGCTTGATCTAAATAAGCAACACCATCAATGTATAAGTTTCTAAATTCATGTGTTGCAGAACCTAAATCATGTGTGTTGTCGGCTGCTGGAATAACACCTTCTGTTAAAAGAGTGCCTATGCCATTTTTTATATTACCGTTTGTTGCTCCAAGACCATCAGAAAAAATCATAGCTGTTGTACCATTTGGTACTGTTACTGTTGTACCAGATGAGCCTTGTTTAAATACTAAATTAAAACCACCTGTTGTAGCATTTTTTACATACCAAGTTTTTTCTAAATCATTTGGACTTAGTGTTATTGTTCTATGTGCAGTTAAAGTGCCAGTAAAATTAATATATTTATTTCTTGCAACTGAGCTTGAACCGTCAGCAATAGCTAAAGTTGCGTTAGCATCTGCTAGTGCATGACTAATATAACCAGATATTGCCTGGTCAACCAATTCCATGTTTGTGTTTGTACTTGTGCCCCAAGTACCTGACTCCTCACCTGTACCTATTAATTTTATACCTAAATTACTAAATGTAGCCATTACGCAGCAATCCTTACCCAGTTTGGAGTTTGACTACTATCTACCTCTTGCCAAATAGCTATGTCGCCAATACTTCCTGTCATACTTAATCCAGTTGGGAAAATATCAGCTCCAAAGTTTATTTGGATAAATCCGATATCTCCTGTTGCACTTACTCCCGTTGGGAATACGCCAACACCAACGCCTACACTAACATTTCCTTCTGTAGTTGTCATTCCTAAATCGACACTACCTGCTACAGACACTGCCATACCCATGCCAGAGTGAGCACTACAATATATGTATAATGTTGAAGGTGTAGAATCTGTAATTGTTATGGTTGTAGAGCCTGTAGAACCAGGAGAACCAGAAATACTTACATTAGATGCATACTCCACCCCTCCACCATGTGTGCCATCTTGTGTTGTTGAAAATTTTAAAGGATGGCCACTATTTGAATTATTTGTTTGATCAAACACATAAGTAAACCCTACATGCAATGTAGTTGGCATTGATAATGCACCATCAATATAATATTTGTTTCCTGAACCAGCGTTGCTAGAAACTTTAACTGAGAAATTTTGATTTTGTCTTGGCTTAGCAATAACACCAGTTTTTGCAGTTTCATCACCAAGCACAGCATTTATTGCAACTCCACTTGGGAATACATTTGGAGCTAATAATACTGATTCATTACCTAATGCAGATGTAGCTGCAATACTGTTACCTGTAACGAATATAGTTTCATTACCAACAGCTTGTACAGAATAAGGTCCAATTGTTTGGAATGCAGCTTGGACACCAGTAACGCCAAATACACCGCCAAATTGAACAGCAGGACCTGTAAGATGTGTTTGTGCTTGAATGCCAGTAGGTAGTACAGTTACAAACTCACCAGCATGAACTGTTCCTAAAGTTGCTGTTAAAGAAAAACCAGTTACAGCAATAGTTTCGTTTTTTATAAACTCACCAGAGCCTGCGTATGTGTCTTCTGAATATGATGTGAATCCATATGACATTGTCTAAATTACTCCTAATATAGACAATTTACACTATTCTACTGTGTATTGTCCATTTTCGTCTTTTATTAATTTTTTGATTTGCTCTCCCAATGATTTAGAATCTACTTCTAACAAAGCATCAATAAAATGACCTGATTTACTTTCTACGGAAAAACTAACTTCAAATTCATGTAAATGATTTCTACCATGAATTTCGTCTAAATCTTTAAGTATTGACATTATCTATCAACTACACCTGATACAGGACAAGCAGGTATTACAATATCAGCAACATCTGCTTCAGATGTTGGTAAATCTCTTAACTCTTGTCTCCATGTAGTAACAGATGCTTGATCAGCAGAACTTAACGGAGAATCATTATTAATTGCCCAATCAGATTGTTGTAAAAGATAATCTCTCTCACCTCTTATTCTTCCTAACTGAGCTTCATCCCAATTATCAATTTCATATTGTGCTGATGCTTTTGCATCATCCCATTCTGCATCAGTAAAATCTCTTACAACTCTTTGTCCAAAAGTAGGTGAACTTTCGTCATTATCCCTAGTACTTATCTTAGGTCTAGTTGTAAAGACCGCGAAATCATCTTGTGTTGGTCTTGCCATATTTAATACTCCTTTTTAATTTTTTACATCAATTAATATATTTAATCAACTTTTAATCACTAATATCTGCATAGAACTCCATTGTTCCACCAGATAAACCCCAATAACTTGCTTCAATTTGATTTGCACTGCCTGTACCATCATTAGCACTACTAAATTCATGAGGTAAAAAATACAACCTTACACCTTGTGCTGGAGCTGTATTTGACTCATACCAAGTTGATCCACTTTGTTCTAAAACATTTCTTGATCTAGTTACATAAACTTGTCCTGTATTAGAATTAGAATTGTCTTGAGTAGTAGCTTCAAAAGTCATATCCCATTGATTTTTGTAATTTTGAATTACAAGTTCCCCATTAAAATTTGCTCTAAAACCATTCATTCTTGAATTATCAGTTCTAGTTACTTTATCAACACCTTGTCTAATTTGATTAGCAAAACCTGCATTTCCATTGTAAGCATAAAGATTTTGATTACTTCTAACAAAAACATAACCTACAGATGATCTTGGGTAATTAGTTGGATTTCCACCACTTCTACTATATGTGCCAGCATTACCAGAACTTGTTGTTGTGTAAGAATCATTCCAAGTTTGACCACCAGAGCTTGTGTATTGCCATGAATCTTGAGTTACATAATTATTATTACTGCTTAAAATAAGATTACTAGATGCATTTAAAGGTGCGGCAGAGGCAAATAATCTTATTTGACCTGAGAAAACTCCTGGATGATTAGCAGTAACTGACCATGTAAGATTTTTAAATTTAACTTTAAATCTAGTTATTTTGTATGCTTTAGTTGTATCACCATCATCTGTAAATTTTGATGTAGGCACTACAAAATCAAATTTTTGTGCAGCATTTGGTGGTAAAGTATTAGTATAATCAAGAGAAGAAATAAATTGTTCGCCACCACTAGCAGCAGTTGCCCAGCTTAATTCTCCACTACCATTTGTTGTAAGGTGCTGACCATTTGATCCGTCTGTTGCGGGCCAGGTGTAAGTTTTAGCTACGGCATTTGAAGGGACTTGTATTTTCGTACTAGCCATTTTTAACTCACAACGCCGTCTTTAAACCAAGCCCATAAAGTAGCACATCCATCTACCCAATTAGTACTGTTGCCGTCTTCATTTTGTATTTGGAAACCCATTGTATGACCTGCTGTTGAATTATGAAAAGGAACTTGCACAGTATCAGCTGATCCTACATGAGCATTTGATCCCCAAACTTGTTCGTAGAACGATGTTCCCCAAGTACCAGATGAGTTATAATTACTACTCATAGCTGATGATTTTATCCAAAATTGTGGAACAGCACTGTGATTAAACATATCAAAAGTTGCCATATATCCTAAACCAGACCAAGAATCATTGTTTGTAGTAAAAAGAGGAGGAGCATCACTATAACCATTTTGAACATTTCCATTGTTCATATTTAAAGCCAATCTACCTGCTGAAGTAAGTTGAAATGAATTTTTAGCAAGACTTGGATTGCTAGTTTGGTTCCCAGAAACATCAAAAAATGAATTAAAACCATTTACACCGCCTCTGTTACCGCCGGTATCATATATTGATGTAGTTGATCCATTTTGTTGCATAAATTTAATAACAGGTTGCGTAGTATGACCTGTTCCACCTAAACCTCTCATACCCCAAAACTGTATACGAAAAGCCATTACATCTGATGCTGTACTTGTCCAAGAAGTAGGAACTGTTAAAGTAAAGCTGTTAGCTGGTGTATCTGTAAGAGGAGAATATTTATCACAAAATCTAAATCCTTGATGAGTATTATCTGGACTTGTTAAAGGTGAAGCAGGTGGTGTAGCAAAAGTTGTTGCACCACTGGTTCCGCTTGTTTGTAATTCTTGATTAGCTGATCCGTCAGTATTTGGTAGTGTGTAAGTTTTACTTGATCCATCAGCACTAGGAAAACTATCATTTGCGTCTTTAAAACCAAGATTAGCACTACCATCAGTTTTCATTATTTGATTAGCTGATCCGTCAGTGCTAGGTAATTTAAAGGATACCGCACTATTTTGAGACTGAACATTTTTTACTACTATTTTACCCATTATGTTACTACTCCATTTTTAAATACTGCATAAAGCTCTATAAAACCATCCATCATAGTAGCACTACTTGTAGATGTAATCTGAAAACCACCAATATTTGCATTATCATACATAGCACCAGTTGATGTAAACATTTCCCTCATAATAAATTGTGTCATTTGTGTTGAATTTGGATTTTCTTTTTGATAACACGACCAAAAATGACCCATTGGACCTACCTTACCATTGTAAAAATCATATTGAGCGTTCAATCCTTCAGCACCACTTGGATTTTGTGTAGTGTTATTTGCGTTGTTGTTCGCAAAACTATAAGTGCTTGGGTAATATCTGTTCATATCGTAGTTATACATAGGTCTCACTTCCATACTATTAGAATAACTCATATTACCTGCACCGCTTGTTGTACTTGTGCCACCACCATGACTTCCTCTACGCCATTGATAACCAACATGAGCCTGATTGTTATCACTAAGAGTACTACCGCTTTGATTGGTAGCTCTTATTTTTAAAGAATTTGTAGAATACGAACTTAAAGGCCATCTTATTCCTTTTATTATAATTCTATAAGCCATTACATTTTCTAAATTACTTGTATAAGCAGTAGGCATAATAAGAGTTGCAGTGCCAGCACCACCTGAGGTTGCTACTTCAAATCTATCACACAATCTCCAACCTTCTTCACTTCCGTCTGGCGTTGTAAAGGGAGCCGCTGCTGATCTTAATGTTAAATTACCTGAACCATCAGTTTGAAATGATTTACCTGTTGTAATTGAATTTGGAAAATTCATTTTAACATTATTGCCTTGTTTAGGTGGAGGATTGGCTGTTTTCCAAGCTAATGTTCCAGATGTATCTGTTGAATAAGCGTGTTGATTGTTAGTTCCATCAGCAGTAAACCATGTCAATGCTGGAGCTGAACCTCCTGTTGAATGCTGTAATTGATTTACGACAACTTTACTCATTATATTACTCCATCTTTAAATACTGCATAAACTTGCCAAACACCTTGTACAAAATTATTACCATTAGTAGATAGTTTCCACCCCATTGGATGATTAGTCACAGTCTGTCTTTCCTCATTTCTAGGAAAACCATAACTATTTGAAAATGTTGTAGGATCGGCAAGATTTGTTAAATTAAAACCGTAATCATTATTTACCATTCTATAACCTGCCCATCCATGCCATTGAGGTTTAGACACTCTATTATATACCCAAAATTCAGCATATGTGCCTTCATTTCTCCAATAATTACTACCACCATTATTAGTTCTCCAATCCTGATTATAATTAGACCAATTTTGATATTTTACACCTATCATCATCTGACCTGCTGTTGAACTCTGATTAAAGTAACCGCCCTGAGCACCAATACCAGTTTGATAACTAGCACCAGATTCTACTACACCTACTCTTACACTACCGTTAGTAGATTGGTTTATTACATTTCCTGCTTGATCAGTAGCACTAAAAAAATACTCTGCTTGGCCACCAGTTCTAACGCCGTGCATATCAATCTTCCACCCAATTATATCGCTTGGTGTAGTTGTGTATTCAGTAGGACAAGTTATTGTATGAGAACTAAAACTACCGGCAGCAAATTCATCACCAGAATTTCCTATTAATACCATTCCATCATTAGTTCCTCGAGCCATAGGATTTTGTCCAGCAGGTGCTGCATAACTTAACTGTGCATTACCATCTGTTTTTATAATTTGTCCTGAACTACCACTATTAGCTGGCATTGTATAAGTTTTAGAACTTCCGTCTGCACTTTTAATTTGAGTATTACCACCTGTCCATCCTAATGCACCTGATCCATCTGTTTTTAAAAAGTCACCAGCAGCGGGTGCAGTAGTCGGTAAAGTAAATACTTGACCTCCATTGTATTGAACTTGATTTACTACTAATTTTGACATTTTATACTCCTACGCTGAATTTAAAGTTAAACTGCTACCCATTTCTAATGTAGCGTGTTGTTCAGCATCAATAACCTCTAAATCATTAGGCACTACAACTGTGCCTACTATATTTAATTCACCTAATGTAACACTAGACCCTGACAAAGTTAAGTCTGCTTGAAATGGACAAATTTCATTAGTGTAAGCTGTTTCAGTAATTGTATATGTACCTCCGTCAAAAACATAAACTTGACCATTGCCTGATATTTCTGTTCCATTTTTACCTAACCAAATTGCACCTAATGTAAATCCACCTGTTGTTTCAGGTATAATTTTTTGAACACCTCGTATATTTCCAGATGCAGATGAAATATCTACAGCAGATAAAACTCCCGCTCTTTCAGCTGGCATTGTTACAAAAACTTCTTTTTCTCCGCTTCCAAAATTTACTAAATTATCAGAATTAGATGATTCATAAACAAAATCTCTTGAAAATGTTGTCCCTGATAAAGTATATGTTCCAATACCTGTTTCCCAAGTATTGTTAGTGGTATCTACTATAGCATATGGTGCTCTTGCTCCATCGCCAAGAGCAGAAAATGCTTGAAAACCAGGAGAGGCACCGCCAAGTGTTACTGTACCTGTACCCGTGGTCGTCGTAGTCTCTTTAACTCTATCACCTATTTCAAGACTAAAGTGTGGCATTTAAGCAATCCTGATAATAGCATTACTTGAATCGGCAGTAGGGAATTGGATAGTGAAATCTCCAGAACTTGATGATTTATCAGAACCAAAATCAAGAACTGCAACTGCTTTATTAGATTGTGTTGAGTTATAAATTAAAGCACCTCTAGCTGTAATAGTAGAAGTACTCCAAGTTGTATCAGCAAAATCTGTAAAAGCTGTTGTTCCTGAAGAGGTTGGTGTCACATTTGTTAATGAATTTCCTCCAGCGTTATAAGCTGTGCCTGTTGTTTCATTAGTTGTTGCATACGCAGTAGTCGTAGCACCTAATGTAGCTGAGGAAGTATACAATGCAATTTTAAATGTTGCACCTGTTCCAGCTGATCCACCTCCTGATCCATTATAAAAGTTATGTACACCTTGTAAAAGTTCAGTCTTAAAACTTGTGCACATTGCTTGTGTTATAGCCATATTACATTCTCCTTATAATTTCAGCGAGGTCATCATGTCCCTGTTGGGACAATGTACCACAAATAGTCGTACGCTCAGATAATATAGCTTGTTGCATATAATATCTCAATACCTTGTGGACATTTTCTTTAAATGCTTCTGCCTGGTCTCGTATTGCAGGAGGAGCATCTTGGGAAACTGAGATAATGTGATTGGTTGCTCTATCAGCCCAATGATCACTATCTAGTCCCTTATTTTCGGTTGTTACTACATTAACCGTTCCGGTTTTTACGCCAATTTCTTCTGTAAACATTAAGTCACCTCTATTCTTAAAC